TGCTCTTTCTCTCAGTTCAGTTGCAAGATCAACAAATTCACCAAATGACAAACCTGGACCATCTGCTTCTGCTTTTTCAGGCACCTGCTTAACGCCAAAAGTGATCAGCGGATCCAGAGCCATACGCAATCCTTCAAAAAATTCTGTGTTGTCTTTTTCTATTTCACGTCTAATGATGTCTTCTTTGAACAGTCTTGAATTATCAGATTCAAGTTCTTTAATAATACTTGGACTTTCTCCTGCGTTACGCATTTACAACCTCTTTCTTTTTGTTTACAGTATATGGCCAACTTGCTACAAGGCCAACATATTCTGGATCTATTGTTTTATGACTCAACAGTTTCATAGTCAACTCTATGTAACTAGGAACATCTTTACCATTTATAATTGTAAACAGATGTTTCTTGAAACCATCCTTAATTTTCGCTACCACTTGATAGTCTGTGTCTGTCATTTCAAAATCGTTATAGTAATCTTTCACTCTTTCTGCTGTGGTGTAGGCATTGTTGTAATCAACTACATCACCATAATATTCATATGGCAAAGGTTTGCCTGTGATGTCTGACTTTTCTTTCAACATTCTAGCAAGCCTATTCAATCCTTTGGTGTTGCAGTAACCATATACTTTGATCACCTTGTCTGCAATAGCGATTACCTTATCAACTTCGTAATCTTGATACATTAGTTTGACCTTCTATCATATTCTTCAAATGCATATTTGATTGCTTCTTGGTGTGTCATGCCCTGTTCACGACCTTGTTCATACAAAACTTCTAGCATGTCTGCTTCGTAAAGTGAACTCATATGCAAGCCTCAATCTCTTCTAGTCTGTCACAGTCTCTGTAGTACTCCATCAAGTCTTCTGTGTTCATGTCTTGTGCAATGTCATAATCTAAACTTGCCTGTTCCATTGCTTGTTCTTCTGCATGATCTTCTGCAGTCATTTCTGGATACAGAGGACCTTCACAATGTGTGTATTCTTGGCCTATCACCTTGCCTTCTTTGTCTGTCAAAATTTTTGTGCAATATTTTCTAGCATCTTCATCAAATACTACACCGTCTTTTAATACTTTGCCATTGCCTAATTCTATAATACTCATATACTCTCCTATAATATTATACATGTTGGACCATACTGATCATTGTATTCAACATTGTAACCGTGTTTAACCATTGTCTCAAATACCTTGTATATCGGACACCATTTGTTCAAAGGATCCTTAAGAGTCACATACATGCCTTCTGGTAGCATACTACCCATATGATGAACTTTGTATTCTGTGCTTAATAATCCTGTGTAATCTAACATGAAGTTAACTACTTCACCTTCTGTTTTAAATCTACTCATGTCTTATAATAACATTTTTACCAGATCTGTCAACCGTGTTAAGTTGTTGAAATATAAGGATTTTTTAGTGTATTGATGCGTGTTCTAGGAAGAAATCCTTGGTTTCAAAGTGTACCTGTCTACGATTATCATCTGCTACATCTTGTGAGAATAACCATTCATATGCTTCTTTTTCTGCTTCATCTTCTGATACAAATATGTTAGAAGTATATTGAATTGTGGTTGCACCTTGTTTTGCATAGTAAACAAATCCATATCTGTCATCTTCTCTATATGTCACAATGTAATCTTCTGGTAAACTTTTTTTGTTTTGTTTAATTGCTTCTGATTTTTGTACTTTGGCTTTCTTCCTTGGCATACAATAATTATGCCACTGCCCTACGTAATGCTTTGACTTTGGTGCAAAAACTGTTCCAAGTGATGTGTTTCATAGGTCCACGTTTCAATGCATGAGGAATAAAACCAGAGTCTGGTTTGACTCTGTACAATGTAACTCCGCCGTTGGCCGCAGTCAACATTTCTTGCCAGTCTTGATAGAATCTATCATACACAATGTCATCTTCAAACACCTTGCGATAGTTGTTGGTGCTTTTGTATATGTTGTTAGTCAAACCATTTGCACAAGGTTCTAGATCATGTCCAATTAAGAATACAACATTGTGTCCATGTTGCACGGCAAGATGTGCGGCAGATGTCCCTGCGTTCCATCTTTTGTTTTTTGGAATGTTTTTTACTTTGGATCCCCACTGTTTTGGATTTCGATATCCAGTCCACACAGGATAATGATCGGCATACTTGTTTTTATCTTTGGATAATTCATCCAACATGTCAGGATCAATTACTACTAAATGATCTAACACCATGTCTCTATACATGGCATTGCATCCATAATGGGTACCAATCATTCTCATATCTCCCCAAAAATTAGAATACATTTTATCTGCTTTGCGTCGGCTTTCACCATTGCCCCATACAAATGCAATTTTAGATTCTGCGTTTAAGATCATTTATAATTGCTTCTTTCTGATTCATAATTTGTTGCTGTTGATAATTTTCTACAAATTCTGCAAATTCATCAATTGTTATAAATTCAAAGTTTGGCCATTGTGACCATTCATCTGGGATTGTCCAACCATCTACGTTAACTTGGAAAAAGGTTGTATCTGGAAAGTGTTCAAAGATTTTTGCCATTTGATACACCCAATAATGATGTGGAACTGCATGTCTTGTGGTTGACCAATAATTGTCTGTATCTTTATAAATGTTGTTGTGTAGTTTGTGTCCTTCGCCTACGCCATACAGATCAAATCCTAGCAGAAATACAGTTTGTGCTTTGCGACCTAGCCAACCACGCCAACTGTTTTTTAATGCAACCAATGTTGCAAATTGACCCGTGCCCCAATGAAAAGGATCATCTATGCGTTCTTTTCCTTCGTATGGAAGATCTGGCACAGCCAAGAATTGATGTTGTCTAAAACTGTCTAGCCACATTGGTCTGGTGTATAATGGATATGGTACTTTGTTGTCTTTGTCTTTGAGAACTTCAAACACCATCTTTTTATCCGCACAAACCAGATAATCTGGTTGCATATCTCTATGCACTGCGTTACAACCTACAGTCATGCCAATTGTTTTGACAGTGTTGATGTCAAAGCCTGCACGACTTTCTCCGTTGCCAATCACTGTTGCAATTCTTGTTGCCATACAGTAATTATTCTGGTCGCTGTTCTACGATTTTGTCGATTAATCCAAATTCAAGTGCTTCGTCTGATGTAAAAAATTTATCACGTTCCATGTTCTTTTCTATTACATCAATAGGTTGCCCTGTGTGTTTGACATAGATTTCATTTAGACGTTTTTTTGTTTTAAGTATTTCTTGTGCATGAATATCAATATCTGTTGCTTGACCTGAATATCCGCCTGATGGTTGATGTATCATTATTTTTGCATGTGGTAATGCAAAACGTTTACCTTTTGTGCCTGCTTGAGATAACAAGGATCCTGCTGAACAGGCCTGCCCAATTACTATTGTTGATACATCACATTTTACAAATTGCATGGTATCATACATTGCAAGTCCTGAAGTAACATATCCCCCAGGTGAATTAATATAAAAGTTAATGTCTTTCTTAGGATTATCAGACTCTAAAAACAATAGTTGTGCTGATACTAAACTTGCCACACTATCGTTGATTGGTCCTGTTAAAAATATTATACGTTCTTTAAGTAATCTTGAAAAAATATCGTATGAACGTTCGCCTTTTGATGTTTGTTCTATAACAATTGGTACTAATGAATTTTGCATAAGTGCTATTTTAACACTTTGAATAAGATTGTGTCAACGTTGATTCTGCCATTTGCTTTGGTTTCTGTTGTTTTAATACTCTGCCAAATGTTACGCATTGCTATTTTTCCATCTGTAGTGTGTAATTTTGGCAACACATCATCCGGCTTTCTAACAGTTTTAGACACACTGATATCAGGATCATAGTCTTTCAAAGTTGTGCCTTTGATTGTAATGCCATTTCTACTCATAGCATTGTATTGTGTAAGTTTTCTTGTTTTAGTATTAAACACCCAAACCATTTGGCATCTTGGAATTAAAATAGGGTCAACACTGACCAACTTATATTTGTTGCATTCTTTTTTGTATTGTAACTTCTTGATCATGCGTTCTACTGACATAGCACGTGGCTTTCTTGCTTTCTTTTCTCCTTGCTTGATTTTGCTCCATTTCTCTATGTCACTAATTGCTCCATCATACACGGAAATCATTTGATGCATTTCTTTGGCACTGAATCCATGATATGCTTCATACAGGTCTTGTTGTTCTTCTGTGCGTTCATCTTGTTTAATGTTTCTTGCATCAAGTCCAACACTTGGTTCATGTTTATATTCCAGTATGAGATCAATTAGTTTGCCACAATATGTGCCAGCAATATTGTTTTCTTTACAAAAATCAAACACACTTTCCACCTTTTCATTGTTTGATTGCATATCTATAATCTCACGTATGTCTATGAAATAGTTTTGTGTATGTTCTTTTATTTTTGCTTGAATGTCAACTTTTGGTTTAGACTTTGTTATTTTAGGCTCTTCTTTGAATTCTGTAAGTGGTGTAATTTTTTTGGTATCAGGTTGTTCAATCTTAGGTCGTACATCATCTTTTTCATCTGTTGAAAGTTTTTTTAAGAAATCAGGGATCTCTAAAAGTTCATTGTCGTTCTTTTTATTCATACTAGAAATATTTTTTAACATGACTATATAACTCAGGTAAAGATTTTTCTATTGATTGTTTCCTATATTTGTCATAAAGGTTAGTTACTGTAACAAATTGTTGCATGTGTTTTTCGCTTTGTTGATGTTCATTTTGGTCTTGCAATATCTTTTTCAGAGTGTGTAATTTTCTAAACACAGTTGGCTGTTTAGCAATTTTAAGTGTAAAGCATTTATCTATACTGTCAATTGCCTTTTGTCTTATATCATATGGCAACACATCTATTCTGTAATGCATAGGAAAGTCAAGAATAATAGGAGTAACCTCAATGTGCCTTATGTTATTGATATAATCAAAATATTGTAGATGATCATATATGCCAAACAAATTGTAAATTTGCCAGCAAGGCGATACCATCATGTCTGCCGTTTGATTGTTTTCTATAAAGTTAAAAATGTTTTTCTTGATTGCAGACCATTTGCTTGGTGCTCTAATGTATTCTTGCACCGGACCTATGCCATCAATGCTCATTGTAAGGTCAACTTTCTTAAACTTATCCATAAGCACTATAAAACGTTTTTGCACATTAGTCATGTTAGTGTTAAATTTTATCTGAATGTCTTTTGCGTTACCTTGATCAACTGGATATTCCAAATAGTTGTACATGCTTTGTAGGAGTGTTGGTTCACCACCTTTTAGATATATTCTTTTCATGGACTTAAACATATCATATAGTTCCATCATTAATGAATTGTTATTGCCATGATCTATTATTTCTAGATCATCACTTTGAAATCTAAGGAGTTCATCATTTATTTCCCAACCTTCTTGATCTATTATTTGTTTCTGTTCTTTTGCTAATTCACTACTAAGACCACTAAAGCACATCCTACATTTAAGATTACACAATGAAGAAAAATTTATGTCCATAGATACTGGTTCTGGACATACTCCTGTCTCTTGCCATTCTTTTATGGTCTGTCGATAATCAGGAAGATCCTTGTGTCTTAACCATCCATTGTTTTCTTGTTGTCTTAAACTTGCAGTGCCGTTACGTTCTTCATCATAACAAGACTTACAGCCAGGAACCATCTTTCCTTCAAGCATCATATTCCTAATGTTATTCATTTCAGATGACTGCCAAAATTCTGAAATGCTTTTTTCTTTTACATTATAACCTTTGTCTTTAAGCATAGTATCATTAAGAGGTGTCCAATTACAACATGGCCAATATTCTCCACGTACAGGTTTGCCTGAGGCAGTCACCATCATGTGAGTCCATGCGTAAACGCAGAATGATTTGTTATTTGAAATGTCCACTAAAAATAGTTAGTGGATCTATGAAAGATCCACTATAAACTATGCTTGAGTTTTGGCGTCTTGTATTTCTTTTCTTCTTTCTTTGGTTGCTTTAGCAATTTCAAGAAGTGCCTTCCTCGCTCTTGTGCCAGCCGCTTTCACACCCTTTTCAGAGAACTTTGCATTCTCTTCTTGGTATGCTTCAAACGCCGCTGTTAATTTATCATGTATGTCTGACATAATATTTCTCCTTAATTAAGAACTTATATTATATAATATACGCACTTATTAAGCAATAAATAATTTGATGGCAGATATATTCACACTGATAGCAGAACTTGGTTTTCCTGTTGCTTT